ATGTGATGTTATTTTTAGCAGTAGTCACTATTAATGAAACCATCACATGACTAATGTAATAGCATTTCCTAAGGGAAAGAAGCACTCACCTGTACAAAGTGTAAGTGATGTTATTCGTCATGTTGAAGAAGTTCGCAAAGAACAAATAGAGCTTATGGCTGATGGATTAATACATAACATAGTTCAATCCATTTATGACGACGGATATGATGTTTCTAGCCCACAATGCATTGTTCCTATAGCATACTTAACGGAAACTATCAAGGGTATTCTATGTGCTTCTATGAACATAGACCATCCAATACATCAACACGCAGTAGACTTTTATGAAACTAAAATTGAAGAAGATTAATTTATGATTATCGTTGATTTGAACCAAGTTATTATCTCATCTCTCATGGCATCTCTTGGAACACATGCTCCAAAACTTATCAATAAAACAGAAGATGAGGGCACATATGAAAATGAGTCTCTCCTGCGGCACTTTGTTCTTAATAGTATAAGATCATATAACCACAAATTTAAAGACAAATACGGTGAGCTGGTAATCGCATGCGATGCGACTGATTACTGGCGTAAAGACATATTTCCATATTACAAACAGAATAGAAAAAAAGATCGCGATGCGTCAGAATTAGACTGGAACGTGTTGTTCAAAAGTCTAAACAAAATTCGTGATGAAATTATAACATTTCTTCCTTATCGTGTTATTAGAATTGATAGAGCTGAAGCTGATGATGTTATTGCATCTCTCTGTCACGAATTTGGAAATACATCACAGAAGATTATGATTGTAAGCGGTGATAAAGATTTCAAACAGCTCCAGTCATATGTGAATGTAGAGCAATATGATCCAGTCCGCAAAAAGAAAATTGTAGAAAAAAATCCAGAAGCATATTTGAAAGAGCACATCATGCGCGGAGATGGTGGTGATGGCATACCAAACTTCTTGAGTCCAGATGATAAGTTTGTAACTGGTGTTAGAGCAAAACCAATCTCAGCTAAGAACATAAATAAGTGGATTTATATGAAACCCGCAGAATTTTGTGATGATCATATGCTGAGAGGTTATAAGCGCAATGAAGCATTGGTTGACCTACAACTAATTCCAGAAAACATTAAGATTGCTACTATAGAATCGTATAATGAACAAGTAGACAAACACAAACAAAACAATCGTATGCTAACATATTTTATTGAAAAGCGATTGAAGAATTTAACAGAAGTAATTACACAATTTAAGGTGAACCATGGCTAGAAAAGCAGTATCGTGGATTTTAGAATTTGCATCTAATCTCCCTAAAAAAGAAATGATAAAATGTTTAAGAGAGAATGAACTAGCAGTTAAGACCGTTCTTCAATATGCATATGATCCAAATATTAAATGGCTTCTACCAAAAGGAGATGTTCCATATGAGCCCTGCAAATTTGACAATCAAGATGGTATTTTATATGCAGAGCTTAGAAGACTCTATCTCTTTGTAGAAGGTGGAAACCCAAATCTAACTCAATTAAAAAGAGAATCTATATTCATTGACATTATTGAAAATGTTACACCAGAAGATGCTATATTGTTGGTTAACATTAAAGACAAAAAGCTCCCTCATCCAAAAGTCACATCAAAGATAGTTTTGGAAGCGTTTCCTGGATTGTATTAATGTCTAAAAATAAAAAATTTGATGACGATGAAGATGAAGAATATAGTAATTCGAAATTTCGTCAAGAACTAAAACAGCACCGAAAGGATAAGAAAATCAAAAATGCTTTGCGCAATAATAATATTAATTTTCTTATAGATGACGATGATGATTACCAATGAGATATAAATAAATCATGCCAACCTATCTTTTTTTAAATACAGAAACTAACGAACCATTTGAAGATTTCTTATCTTACGAAGCTCGTAAAATTCTTTTAGATGAAAATCCCCACATCATTCCAATAGTTACCGCACCGGCCATCGTGTCTGGTGTGTCTAGTGGCATGAAAACTGACGGAGGATTTAACGAAGTATTATCTAAAATTGGTGAAGCTCATCCAGCGTCAGCTCTGGCAGATAAACATGTCAGAAGATCTAATAAACAAGTAAAAACACGGGAGATTGTCAAAAAACACTTTGGTAAAAAATGATCGTGGCTATGATTCAGTGATCAACACTAACCACTAAGGAACTATCATGTCTGTAACTAGATCTACTAAAAGACAAAAGAGACAAGCAGCATCATCATCAAATTGTGGAACTAAAAATCATTTAGAACTTAGAGATATTGGTCCGATAACGGACAACCAGGTTAAAACATTTCAGTATTATAATGAAAACAAAAATGTTTTCTTATTAGGATGCGCTGGAACTGGTAAAACATTTCTAAGTTTATATCTAGCGCTAAAAGAAATTTTATACCAAAAAACTGACAAACGACAAATAGTTATAATTAGAACAGCACAACCAACAAAACAAATTGGATTTCTTCCAGGTGATGAAGCAACCAAAATGGATGTTTATGAAGCACCATATAGAGCTATATGTTCTGAACTATTTAATAGAGATGATGCATACGAAATTCTTAAACAAAAAGGTGTTATAGTTTTTGCTGGCACATCATTCCTTAGAGGTTGTACCATCAATGAAAGTATTATTATAGCCGACGAAGTTCAAAATTGTGGATATCAAGAGTTGAGAACAGTGCTGACAAGACCTGGTGACAAATCAAAAATAATTTTATGTGGTGATACACGCCAAGACGACTTAACATCTAAAAGATACAATGAATTTAGTGGAATTCAAGACATAATGAAAGTGCTAGGTAATGTAGAATCTATGAAAACTGTTATCTTCGATATAGATGATATTGTTAGAAGCAATTTTGTAAGAGACTTCATTATAGCGGAGTATGAAGCAGGAATTTAAATGACATTTAATCATGAACTAATAAAAAATCTACCAGAGTTGGAACAAATCAATACCGACTCTGGTAGATTTTATTTAACACCAGAAGGAAACCGATATTCTTCTGTAACAACAATTCTCGGAACTATGTCTGACAAGTCTGGGTTAGATCAGTGGCGAGAACGTGTTGGCGCCCGAGAAGCTGATCGCATCGGTAATCAAGCAAGTCTTCGTGGAACACACTTCCATAGTCTATGTGAAGATTATGTTCTAAATAGAGAAGTCGATGTCCAATCGCTGATGCCATTAGACAAACAACTATTCAACCAAACGAAAAAAGTCTTGGATGCTAATCTGACTACACTTCGTGGTTCTGAAAGTAGATTATATTCTAACAGACTTAAGTCTGCTGGATCATGTGATCTTATTTGTGATTGGAATGGTGAATTAGCTATTGGTGATTTTAAGACATCTGCTAAACCAAAAGATAAAGAATACATCTTAAATTATTTTTTACAAACAACTGCATATTCATATATGTTATGGGAACAGCATAGAATGATGTGTAAGAAGATTGTAGTGATTATAGCGTGTGATTCTTTACCTCATGCACAAGTTTATATTGAAGATCCACGAAAATATATTGATAAAGTAGTTGACATGTTCGATACTTTTGATTATAATAATAAACATGGATAGACTATATAAAGAATATATCGACAAATGTGGACTAAAGAATCGTCTGATAGATCGCCGGATTTCGATGTCGCGGGATTCTCAAGCAGAAAAGACTTATAGTAGTGAAACTCTCTTCGATAATGCTAATGATGATTTAAATATTAAATTTAAAAATATTAAAGAAGCGAATGAATACGCAAAGAAGATACTGAAATATAAAGCTTGGAAAAAGATAATGTGTCCAGGTCTTTTCAAAAGACCTGCACCGAATATCATTTTTAAGAGTCATAAAAGTTTGCTTGGAATGTATTGTGGTGGTGGACTCATTTGGTTATCTACTAAAGGTATGACATCATTCACACTAATACATGAACTAATCCATTATGCCGGTTATGATCATCATGATGCATTTTTCAGACATGCTCAGATAAAAATAATCTCGGCCGCAGTCAGTCGAGAAACGGCATCATCTTTAAAAGAGTATTACAAAGCAGATGGATTAAAATGCAATCTACCAAAGAAAATAAAACCACTGTCATATAAAGACTGGAAAATTAAATATCTAAGATTAGAAGATGCGAGAAATAAAAGGAAGATATTATGAACAAAGATATTGTAGTGTGGCTACCTAGAATTATATTAATAGTCTTAGTGTTTATTGGATTAATTTATATTGGAGTTTTATCATGAACAAACAATTGTGGGCTTACGGTGCTGGTATCATTGCTCTTGCTGCATATATCGCTGTTAACATACCAATCATTGAAAAGAAAATGGAAATGAAATCAGTAGAAGCTGAATTTGTAGCAGAAGATTTAACACCAATTGGAG